TAGTCATCATATTGTTCCTGTGTATCGAATTCTTCTCTTGTTTTCATACCTTCTTTGCTAGTGTCAATTTCACCTTGCCCATCAAAGGTATTAAAATAGTATAACTGCTTACCACCATATTTGTAAAACATAACAAGGTGTTGTAGCATTACACTCATTGGTATTTTTTCGTCTTCAAAGAAGATTGGATTATAACTAGTATTTACACTAATACCTTGGTCTATGTATTTTTGTAAAACTGCCATAATCTTCAAGTATCCTTCTGGAGACTTTTGATCCCATAGCAACTCGTATTTATTCTTAAACTTGTAAATACCCGGTACAACTTGCTTTAAAACGCCATGTTTGGACTGCTTCACACTGACATAACTTCTAGGCGGTTCTATACCGTTGGTTGAATTTGAAATCTGTGCTGATGTTTCTGCAGGCATAAGAGCCATAAGAGTTGAATTACGTATTCCATATTCTGCTAAACTTTCACGTAACTCTTTCCATTTTCTTCTTTCTTTGTGTTTTACTAGTTCATCTACTTCAATTTTACGAGTATCTATAGGAACAATACCATGTCCATATCTTGTTTCTTTTGTCTTAGGACATGCACCTTTTTCTTTTGCTAGTTTATTAGATGCTTTAATCAGATAATAAGACCAAGCCTCAGCCCATTCATCTACTAATTCTAAATTTGGATCTGAATAGTTTGTATCATTTTTAGCCAACCAATAAGCAAAATTAATAATACCAATACCAAGAGGTCTTCTATTATTAGTAGATAACTCAGCCGCAAGTACAGGATACTTTTGATAATCTAATAATGCATCAAGTCCTCGTACTGCTAAATCACATGGCTTTTTAAAATCACCTGGATCTTTAATATTTCCCCAATTAATAGCACTCAATGTACACAATGAAATCTCACCTTCATCATCTGTAATAGATGTTAATGGTTTAGTTGGTAAATTAATTTCACAACAAAGATTTGATTGTCTAATTGGTGCAACTTCTGGTAAGAATGAACCATGGTCATTTGCATGGTCTACATTCATCAAATAAATTCTTCCTGTATTCTTTCTTTCATTCATGAAAGTTGAGAATAATTCAATAGCAGGTATAACTTTCTTTCTTAGTTTTTTATTACGTTCTGCTTTTTCATATAATTCTTTAAACTTATCTTGGTCTTCAAAGAAGGCCGTGTAAAGGCCAGGAACATCACTTGGAGAGAATAAAGTAATATCCTCACCAGCAATCAATCTTTCATACATAAGTTTATTAAATTGTACACCATAATCCATATGACGTACACGATTATCTTCTGTGCCTTTATTATTTTTTAACACAAGTAAATCTTCAACTTCGTAATGCCAAATTGGATAGTATAAAGTGGCGGCACCACCACGCACTCCACCTTGTGAACAAGATTTTACACTTGCTTGAAATAGTTTATAAAAAGGAATAACTCCTGTATGACTGGCATCACCATTTCGAATTGGAGAATTGATAGCACGAATACTACCTGCACCAATACCGATACCTGCTTTTTGTGAAACATATTTAACAACTGAACTTGCGGTAGCATTTATAGAATCAAGTGAGTCATCTGTTTCAATTAAAACGCAAGACGAAAATTGTCTTTGAGGTGTTCTGACGCCTGCCATAACAGGAGTTGGTAAAGAAATATCAAAATTACTAATCGCATCATAGTAATCTTTAACATATTTCAATCTAATTTCTCTTGGATAAGAACTAAACAATGTGGCCGCAATAAGCATATATGCTACTTGAGGAGTTTCGTATAATCTTCCAGTAACTCTATTTTGTACTAGATACTTACCACGAAACTGTTCCATACCTACAAAGGCAATTTCAAAATCTCTTTCATGTTTAATAAATCCGTTAATTTTTTCCCATTCTTCTTTAGAATAGTCTTCCAGTAATGCTGAATCATAAAAGCCTTCCTTGACGTTTGTTTCTACAACCTTTAGAATATGCCAAGGCTCAAAATCACCATATACCATTTTTCTAATATGATAATTAACTAGATTTCCTGCGACCCATTGATAGTTGGGTGTTTCTTCTGAAATCAAATCAGATGCCGCTTTAATTAGTGTCTCTTGTACTTCTTCACTTTTTATACCATCATAAAATTGTATATGAGACTTTAATTCGACTTCACTTGCACTAACTCCAGTGATACCTTCACATGCGAACATTACCACTTTGTGCATCTTTTCCAAGTCTAACGGTTCTTTTTTGCCGTCTCTTTTTTCTACTTGAATTTTTGTCATTCTATCTCCCTATCCTCTTCTATCATGGTCTTGTATTTAACCAAGATACAAGATTCTTAATGTCTATTGTTTATTTCCGAATCTTCCATTCCTGCAACCCTTAGTTTAATTATGTTAGTTAATTGGAAATGTTTTATCTCAAATCCTTTTGTTATACCTAAAAACTGATTTCTTGTATAAGCGACTTGATTTATTAGTTCACTAATTGCTACTACTTCTTGTTCACCGTCTGCATATTTTTCTGCATCACGTGAACTAAGTGCTTTATTATAATTCTCTAGATACTTTCTTAGATATTCACTTCTTTTCTTTCTAAGTTGAATATTAAGATGTTCTAAAATTGCCTCAAGTTCTTGTAATTGAGAGAAACGTAGTTCTACATAAGCAGGAAGTTGTGTAGAATTCTTTTCTACATTACCGTATATTTTGACTTCTTTTCTAGCCTCTAATAATTCATTGCTAAAATAGTCAACACAATCAGGAATTTTACCCCAATCTTTTACAACTTCACTATACCAATTCATAAACTACCATTCCTCTTCTTCTTCATAATCGTCTTCATAGTATCGGTCAAATGCTTCTTCTAATATTTTATCTTGAGATACTAAATCTTCTATGTCTTCTTTTAATACACCAGCCTCGTCTGTGACTTTAATAAAAATTTCTGCAACTTCTAATTTGTCTTTTGCCGGTATACATGGTTTTATTCTTTCCCATAATTCAAATACTGTTTCAATATCAATAGAAGACATCTAGACCTCATAAATTGCCGAGTTTGCACCATGTTCTGCACACTCTACTCTAACACATTTACAACGTCCATCTGTCATTTGACTTACTATCTCGTTTGCTTTTCGCCAAGCATGTTCGGCAAATTTCTCGACCCCCACACCTTCAAGTTGTACAATACTTGCTAGACCTTGAGTCTCTAACGATAGTAAATCATTCTTCTTAGGATCATTTACATCAATTACAACTTTGTGGTCAAACGTTTCTTCAAGCCATGCTTTCAGAGGTTTGAGTCCACCAAAATCTACAACCCAATTACGTTCATCTAATTCATCACAACCAAATGTAAATTTAAAAGATAAACTATAACCATGTAATAGTTTACAATGTGAGTGTGCCAACGGTTGCCTGAACACCGCACTTAAACCAATGTTATGCCCATAACACTTGGTCGAAAAATATTTAGCCATTATGCTTCCTCTTTTACTTCTAAGTTTTCTTCTACTGGAGCCTCTAATTCTTCTGATTCATCATCAAAATCTTTAGTTCCCCATTCATTCATTATAATGTCAAGTTTATCACCTGTCCAGTTTTTTCTGAACTCTGACATTATCTCACCTGATGAAGTTGTATAAGCAAGTTTGTTACCAGACTTAACAAGAACACCTTTTGATTCAAAGAAATCAACTAGTCCACTGTATGGATCCATACCTGTTTCATATGGAATCTTTACTTGCACACCTTCAAAAGGTTTTGCATAACGAGTTTTCATAACTTTACAAGCCGCCCTAATGCCACGTACTTCTGAAATTTTATTACCTGCCTCGTCTTCTTTTAGTTTTAGTTTTTTCATTGCTACAACAATAGAACTTGCATAGATAAATCCTTGACCACCTGATATTTTATCATCAGGATCAAACATATCTTGTGATGCATATGTATGATTTGTACAAACCATACCAACGTTATAATCACCAAACATATTTACACAGTTTCTTACAAGTGCCGCAAGTGCTTTAGGTTTTCTACCCATGTCACCTTTCATGTCACCTTTTCCAAACTGGTCAACATCAGTTGGTGTTAACATCATACCAAGACTATCAAGAACGAATAAAATCTTAGGTCTTTCTGCATCATCTACATCGGCATATTCTGCCTTGTAATCTTTCATAAATTCACTAATGATTTTAGCAACTTCATCAATCATTGCAACATTTAATTTCAACAATTTGTCTTCGCTTGTATCTACATCTAAGGCATGTAACCATTTTTCATCTAGTGCATTTTCACTATCGATAAGAACAACAAAGATTCCTTTTTCTTGTGCATTTCTAACGACATTTCCTGCGGCGATAAATGATTTGCCTGCACCACTTTCACCTGCTAGAACTGTTACTTTTCCCAATGGGATACCTTTCTGGAAGTCTCCAGATATTAACCTATTTAAACAGTAGTTACCTGTTGATACCCATGTATCTGGATCACGAAATCCTGCACTAACACCGGGTACCGATTTTGTTATGCTTTTTCTAAATTTACTTACATCAAATGCTCTTGGCATCTTTTACTCCTTTTATAATAGAGGGAGGTTGCCCTCCCTCTTAAGTTAATTGATGATTTAATCAGATTTACGATTTCTAATCATCGCCAGGATATCAGCGGCGTCTGTACTACCACCATTTGCACTAGCAGATGCTGGTGCTTTTGCCTCAGCCATTACTGGTTCAGCTTTAACTTCTGCCTTTGGAGCAGTTGTTTGTGCTGGAGCAGTTGTTTGTGCTGGAGCAGTAGTAGTTTCAGCAACTTTCGTTGTCGCCTCTGCTTTTGGAGTTGATTTTGTATTACCCACATCCAAACCATATGGTTTGTAATAAGAACCAAACTTCTCTGGATCATACAAATTACCATCAACTGATGATTCAAACATCTCCATGATGATACGTAAGTCTTCATCACTAGGACGTTTTGGCATGAACTCGTTTAAGTCATATAACCCATGAGTTTCAATAGCCTTACGTTCTTCTTCATTTAGAGAACGTTCTTTACGTGCCCAATTTGAAGTTGAATAGTCAGCATATTGACCTTTTTGAGTTTTCGTTAAACGAAAATCTGTTCCTGCATCATAGTCAGTTGGAAGATTTTCCATATCTGGATCCATGAGAGCAGATTTAAGAAGTTTAAAAATTTGTGGTCCAATTACAAATCTACGAATTGGATTTTCAGGAGTTTCCTCGTTCATTGGATCTGTAACAACGAAACCTTGGAAAATATAAGAACGTTTCTTCCAATATTTTCTTCCAATGTCTTCCATTGATGGATCTTTGAACCAAGGACGTATCTCAGCATGAACTGGACACGTATCGCCCCACATTTCCACACACGGAACTTGTACAGTAACTGGCTTAGATTCATCCCCACCTTTTACACCAGGGAATTGCATCTTGATAATTTGACGTTCACGCCAGAAAAATGTATTTGATTGATCCGCATCTGGGAGAAAACGAATAACTGATGTTGAATCAGTATCCATATTCCAGAAAGGATAGATTGCGTCTACCCCACGATTTGCGTTGGCATTGTCTGCCGATTTTGAGTCTTGTGCAAGAAGTTTTGCACGTATTTCTGCTAAAGTTGCCATTATATTTCTCCTATATTAGCCTGTATTAGTTTTATATTAGCCTGAGTACATAATAAGATATAATCAAACATGTACTAAGTATACTTATCTTTTATTGCAAAGTCAAGCGTTAAATACGAATTTTTTGAAATTTTTTTGTGGGTAAAAAAGGGGCGCCTAAACGCCCCTATTTTATTGATTTTTTTGAATATTATCTATCGAAAATTGGTGTCGCTGATATAACATTTGATCCTACATTTGATACAAGAACGTCTGTTGGATACTTTCTTATGATAAGAGGTTGCTCTTTAGTTATATAAACTTTACCGATAGACACATATGGATTTGTAGATTCGTCATATGGCTGAGTTTTGTCAGTAAGTTCTTTATGTTCGATATACTTACCTTCAGTAGTTACAGATTCTTTTGCCCAAGATATATAAACTCTCTTAGCATCACTTACTGTAGTTTCTGTAGTTTTAACAAACTCTTGTTCGCCTATTATTGTTATTATCATTTTTAATCCTTACGCCGGTATTTCGAACTTATCAAATGCTTCTGCTAACATAGAATCAAATTGTTCTTCAATATTTTGTTTAACAACTTGTTCGCCCTCTGTAGCAGTTTTAGATAACTTCATTAGATAACCTGCAAGTTTTAATTTGTCTTGTGTTAAATTTGTACCATTACGAATATCATCTGCAACATCACCTAAGAAGTTTGACAATTCAGCCGCTCTATCATGACCTTTATTCTTACGTTTCTTGTCATCTTTAGAATCGACATCTACACGGTGTGCTAAATCATCTATCTGTAAAGCAAGTTTCATTTTCTTTTGTTCTTCTGCTTCATCTTTAGAACGAGGATCAACATATTGTTTTTTAATTTTATCAAAATCAAAACCATCAGTACGTGCTGGGAAATAGATACGATTCATCTTTTCGCCTGTCTTTTTATCCTTTGCAGTAATTATGCTCATTACTGATTGAATTTGATTCATGCGATTATCTTCCATTTCTTCTTCGTTGATACGATGAATTAATGGTAAAACTTCTCTTAATGATTCTTCAAAAGTTGTTTTAGTGAATTTCTTAACGTAATTGTCTACTGTATCTTCTGTAATCTCAGCTTTGTTTTCTTCTTGCTCTTTAATAGCTAGTTTTTCAACAAATGCCTGATATCCTTTTGCACCTTGAATACGTTTAATAGATTCTTTAATTGATTCCATTCTACGTTTTACATTTAGTACAACTGAACGATTGTTTTCGTTAACAAGTGATTGTTTGTTAACAACATTCATAAACTCTTTTAATTTTGATAAGTTTGTTGATAGTTCTATAATCGATTCACCCACCATGTCGCTAGGTACACCACCATGTGCTACGTGTCTCGCCATTGCTCTTGCACCATTCAAATGTTTGAATGGATACTTGAAACGTTCACCTTCTGCATTTTCAACAAAGATTGATGAAATGTTACGAGAACGTGCTCCACGTTGCTCCTCGTTTACTGGCGCACGGTGTTTGACGATTAGTCTTACATTTTCCAGTGTCTGGCGACTAGTACGTGAAGATCCTTCTAATTTTGACATACCTTCATTGAATACATCACTCATAGTCTGCTCCTTATTTTTGTCTATTTTGTAAGCATAATTTTTTGGTTCGATATGTCTTCCAAAAGACCTAACATCGAAATCTAACATATACTCACGTGAAAGATTTTTAAGACTGTTCATTATTTTTTCTGCTTTTGGTTTATCAATATCAACTCCTTCTCCAAAATGAAGTTTGACTTCTTTTGAAGACTCGTCTATTGATACCATCATGTTTGGTTCATCAATATAAAAAAATCGTGCATCATCTGGATTAGATACACTTTTGCCGTTATCGGCATCATACATTTTCAAAGAAAGACCGTTTCCTTGAATATAACGCATTATTTTTTCTGCTATTGTTGAATAATTTACAGCCATTTTATAAATTCCTTATAGATGTATTTATCAAATTATCACAGGAAGAGGGTCGTTGTAATTATCGTCACTATCTAGTGATTCTCCTAATGTCTCCATAAAATCTTCATCGAATCGTGATATTACTTGTATTTGTCGTATACATAAAAGTGTTGCTGAAACTAAATCGTCTGTTTCCCCCAATTTTGCCTCGAAACTTTTACCTTTGGCTATAAATGTTTTTAATTCTCTGATTAAATTTCTACTCAGAGGTACCATTTTATCACTTTCCATCCAAGATTTCATTTTCATACATGCAGTTATTTTTGTTTTATATGATGTAGTAAATCCTTTTCTGATTGCTTTTTGAATTCCTCTTTTCTTTGGTTCATGTAGAAATTCACCTGGAAATTTATCTTCATCCATTTCTTCAATTACAATTAATGATGCCTCACCTAATGAGTTATTTTCAACTGACCAATATATTTCAGGATTGTTATTTCCAAGTTCGGTCATTTCATCTTTTATAATAGATAATATATCATGCATAGTTTTTACTTGACCTCTAACATCTGTACGATTGCTTTGCCATTCAGCAACTTGTACTAGTTCTGGTAAAGACCAAACTTCAATAGCTGAAAAGTCTCCTCCAGTACCCATAGCAGGATCAAGACCAACTACATAAGTAGAATTTTTATTAATTTTTTCATACCATCTCACTTGACCTGTTTTATGTATTGGTTCTTTTCCTTTTAAGTGAGAAAGTTTTATACTATCAACAAGTGTTTCATCAAAGGCAATAAATTGGCATTCATGTTCACGCAAAAATCTTTCCTCACCAACACGTGTTCTTTCTTCTTTTGCCCATTCATTATCTCTGTCAGGATGTTCGTCCCATATTGCTTTGAAGGGTTTAAATCCATTTATACCTGTTTCTTTTTCATTACCATTTTCATCTATATTTTTATTGGCTCCACTCCATATAAGAGCAAATTGGTCATCATCTAAGTTTGGCGTAGATGTAATAATAGCCTTACCACCTGTTGCTAGTGTAGGAGAAATTGAAGTCCAAAATTCTTTTGCAATATTAGGTCTTACAAATGCAAACTCATCACAGTATAGCAAAGAAATAGAAAGACCACGACCTGTATTTTCTGTAGTTGCTTGTGCGATAATACGTGAACCATTATCAAACTCCAAACTTCCTTTGTTGTAACTTGTAACACCTGCTCTAATATGGTCTGGACATAATTCATATGCATGTCTAATTCTATGCATAATTTCTTGGGCACCAGAATATTTGTGAGCCGCAATTAAGATAGTTTGGTCAGGATTGAACATTGCATACCATAATAGATATCCAGCCGCAGTTGTAGATTTTCCCATTTGTCTTCCAAGCATGGAAATAGAAAATCTATAATTATGATAAGAATGCAATAAACCTTTTTGAAATGTATAAGCATCATACGTCATACTACCTCTTGTAGGATGCTGAATCTTAAAATAATTATTTAAAAAATAAAAAGGATCATTTGCACATTTGCTAAAATCTAATAATTGTTGATTGCTAAATTGTGTTTTTTGATATGCTTTTTTTGTTAAATCTGCCATAATTAAATACTCATTTAATTATATTTATGCATAAAAAAAGCAGTCCAAAAGAACTGCTTTTATGGTAACTAATTTAGATGAATTATTATTTGTTTTCTTCGTGTTCATCATCCATTATTGGTTCTACATCACTTGGAAGTGTATCATGATCCTCATCTAGTGGTTCAACCCATTCAATGTCATCATGATTATGCATATCTGCACCTGTTTCATATAATGCTTGTGTATGCATATCATTTGTCCAATCTGATGCATGAGTATCATAGTTCACTTGGTCTTCAGGAACATATGCCCATGTCATAGCTGGTGCATCATCTTGATTATCTTGGTGTTCCAATAACTCTTCCATAAGGTCACGTGCATTTTTTCTTTTATCAAGTTCAATTCCACATGCTCTTCCTTCTTGTTCTAGCATATCTTTGACGTTTTTCTCCATCTCAGATGCCTGATGCTGAAGGTCCTCCATCATCTGTATCATCATCTCTTTATCATACATGATTGTCTCCTCTTTACCTTAGGTGGTAATCTAGTTGTGCATAATTGCACTAGTATTTATTGGATTATAAAGATTATTGTGCGTTTGAAGATGATTTATTAGACATCATCTTATTAGCAACTGCCGACGCTCCAGCACGTGCCGCCGTACCTTTGATGCCTTTTTTCAACAATGCACCACCGACTGCTTTCGCTACTGGTGCCAACACTGCTAATGGGGCTATTTCATCAACTTGTTCATCTGAACTCGTTTTTTCGATGTTTGCTAATTTTTGTAATCTATCTAATTCAGATTGTAAGCCTGTATCTTCTACTTCTTCGGAATTTTTTTGTTCACTAGTTGATTCTACCATACCTAAATCATCTAATCTAGTTATGATCCAATCCATTGGATCTCCGTCTCTAGCTTTTTGTGTACCATAAGGCATTTCATCTGAATAGTAATCAAATAAGTCTTGATATAGTTCTCCATCAAGTTCCATATCGTCTATACTTGATACACCATGTTTGGCTAAGATTGCTTTGACTTCATCTGCTTCAAAACCTTCTTCGATTGATTCATTTTTCTTAAGTTTGTTTTTCTTACGGAGTAATTCAGTCATTTCATCACTACTCTGAATCTGGTTTGCTTTTTGTGGATCACCGTCGTCTTTGGCTTTCTTTGCCATGTCTTTTAATTTTTGAATTTGTGCTTCGACTTTATCTAAACTGCCAGGTGTTCCTACTTTACCTTCTTCAACTTCTTCAAACTCATTCATTAAAGATTCAAAGATTTCATTTTCATCTAAAGAATATTCTAATGGATTATCACCTCTTGAAGGTGCTTTATCTAAACTTTTCTTTTGTTTTGGAATACTTTCACCTGATTTTTTTGAATAGTCATCTAAATCTAACTTATCGTTAGCTGGTGTTGGTTGGTATTCATTTTCTTCTATGCTTTCATCACAACCACATGATGCGTCCTGCATACCTGCTAAATGCATCATACGTAAAATTTCGTCTGAATGTTCTGTGCTTGTGTTTGAAGTAGTGACTGACTTACCATTATCATCAGTAACAGTTAAATTGTAATGCTTACTCATTTTTCATCTCCTGAGATAACAGAAGGACTTGATTTTTCTTCCTTATCCATTTGTTCAGGTGCTGGGTCTCTTTTTTCTTTTGGACTTAATTCATTTTCTTTTGTTTCCATCTCTTTTGGTGTAAGAGTTTTTAAGAAATCATCGATAAATGTACGTCCATAGTTTTTACCTGCATCTGATTCTGATTTTTCTTCGGAAGTAAGTAAAGGTTCTGCATTTTCATCTTTATCTTCTTCCTCTGTTGGTTCCCATCCTTCAGGATGTACTGCAACATGTTTAATATGCATACACAATTGGTCTGCTAATTGTTGACGTAAGATATCGGCTGATACAGGGTAACCTGTAACAACATCAATCTTAGATACTTCTGAATTTTCTACATCTTTAAAGAACATA